TAAAAATAAAAGAGAGAGTAGCCAGGTCAGCTTGTTTCGTATATCCATTTTTTCCTCCAGTGATTATTGTGGTAAGCATTCAGAAAAGTGTATGTTGATCCGTTGACATATGTAACGCGCCACGCAATTTGAACTGACGCGCCACGCAATTTAAGTGCGTTTAATATTTAATACAATAGTGCATGGCTACATTCCTTGGGCGCGTCTCATCCGCTGTGCGCGCCACGCGACTTGCATCGAACGTGATGTCAATACCTGGGGAATTAAACGCTGCTGAATTACCATTTGCACCATTATCAGTCGCTTGGAAAGCCCCTGTCACAGCACCAATAACGGACGTTTCGTCGATCTGAATATTTTCGACACCCCCTGTGATATTTTGCAGTGCGTCAAGTTGTGGGGTGCCTAATGTACGCCCTACGTCTATACTTCGCCCATCATCCGCGCCTCGCACGAACTCACCCCGGAGGTCTGGTAAATTAAACGTTGTCGTACCGTTGCCGGGGCCATATGTCTCGCCGATCGTACTAAATAAATTAGGCCAGTAATCCCGTCTAACCGCTTCGCCGTTGCAATGCCACCAACCTGCCGGCGCAGCATAATCTATTGACGCTCGACCCGCGAACGCGGCGACGGTGCCAACAGGTGTCGCTAATACCCTGCGCCATGTATTAACTCCATCAGATTTAATTTTAAACGATGAATATTTATCAACTTGATGTGGCCATACACCACCATCCACTGTATCGCCTGAAAAAGGTGCTATTTGCAAAAAACCATGATTACTTGTAACCGTAAATTCGAACTCCATGCCGGGCAATAAACTCGCCTCTGGCAAGTACATAACCCCCAAAGTATTAGGACTTGGCAGATCTACAAAAACAGACCCTGCATCATCCACGGTTAAAAACCGAGTGCCTTGAAGATGCAAAACATTTGTTTTTGATAATCGTCGTATACTTTCAGTCAGTTGAGTTAAATCCTCATGATCCGGTGTTAAACCCGCTCCTTCGATCACCTTAACCAATGACTCTGTAACCATGTGAAACCAATACTCACCCGGTTGCGTTGCTATTGTATTTGTCCCTTGATCACCGTCTGTTGGATAACCGACGGATGGTGACAATGGCGCCAATGGCGGATCAATTGCCGCACCATCTTTATAAACTCTATCCATATTAATCTCCTTTAAACGTATGAAAACAGAACAACAGTATGCGCGGGTGAATTGCGTCGAATTAAACACTCAAACGCCGGATAATCGGTATCCCAATTGGTTAACCGCTGATTAACACCGGACAACACTGTAAAATAATTCGTTACTGACGAAGGCCCGTTAACAATCCAAACATATTGCCAATCGTTTAATGTTAACTCGACACCGTTAAACATTACCCCTGATTGATACGGTGCGTTGTCATCGATTGTTATTTGATAGCCAAACGATGCTGCCAAATCGATAAAATATTGCGCATCAGCCCCGCCAATTAGCACCAACTTTGAGTGTAATATATTTTGCCTGGCAACTAATGTAGAGCCTGCGCCAATGCAGTCGTCAGGTAACTGAGCGAACCGTTCAAGTTCGGCCAACATATAAACCATTTGCAATGGGTTTGATTCGTCAATCAAACGCTGAGAATTAACATCAATACGAGCATATTCCTTGCTTAAACCAGCTAGTAAATCATTAAATAAAGAGCCGCTAGTACACAGCCCCTCCCACAACTTCCCCGGCGGTAAAAGCGCCTTTAACTGATCGGAATATTGCGCGGATGTACGCATTATATTGCTTGCCATGTAATAGCACCTAAACGCACAATTTCGCCCGGATTTGGTATAATATTACCCGCTGGAGATATCACATTATTATCGTTTTCACCTGCCGCCGCTGATACTGCCGCACGAATGTGGGACAACAAAATAACGCCACTGCCATTGCCATCTTCGACGACGGCTCTTTGCAAAAACATCGCTTCGATTTCTGCTTTTACTGCATCTCTAACTGCGGGTGTATCGGGGGATATAGCTATTGTCATTGTTTGTGTTACAGCGGCGGGTGCATAAACAGTTACAGTTGCCTTTACAGGCTTTACTTGATCAATGTGAGCTTGTACTGCTGCTATTTCGCCGGCGCTTGGGATTATGGGAACATCGTTGTCTCGTACAACATAAACACCCACCCTCCCAACGCCGAGCCAATGAGGCATCACCCACGCTCTAGTTATGCCTGGAACTTGCTTTGCCCATGCTTTGTAGTCATTAACAGACCCACCATTTGGCTTTCTGGCAACGTAGTCACTCATGCGTGATAAAAGTTGCTCGTCAGACTCTATATAAGCCCCTCCTGTCACACCATCTGCGGCCACTACCGCAACGCCATTAACTCCGGCAATAGGTGATACTAAAAAGAGCTGAGCCCCGCCAACTAAATTAGATAGCTGACCGGTAACCGCTGAAGTTACCGGCACCAACCCAGCGCCATTAATAATAACGACGCCTGTCGTTGTTATATAGTCAATCCCGCTGCTACTTTGCACTATTGTCCCTAATGGGATTACTGCATTATCGGCCCCACTAAACACAACAACACCTGTAGCAGGTGCTGCGGGATTACGCTGCATACCCCCGCACAACCACCTCGCGTAATTCTCCATGTTTTCAGCGGTTGCGGTTGCAGGATTAATTTGATCAGCAATATAATCTTGATAACCATATAGACTGTGATCACTGCCAGATAACACCGCCGCCAGAACACCTAAAACGCTGCCTGGCATAGACATATCAACCCCCGGCATACTTGATTCAATATCGCTCTTCTTTCTCTCGATCAGCGTGTTTAATGATGGCCTGTTGATTGACATTATTAACCCTCTAGATAGTAATTAAACAGCTGGTTAAACGCTGGCTCGTCTTGCAGAAAAACAGTGATTGAAATTATCATCCAATTACTTCCGCCCCAATTTACTGTTACGTCAACAGCGTTGTTATCGTTTATATCCATAATCCACTGCAGCGACTCTATAACGTAATGTCGCGCATCAACTAATGTTTGTTGAACTTGCTTTGATCGTGACAAAAGCCAAAGCCTTGAGCCTAAATCAGGATTGGACCACCACCCACGCCGGTCATTGCCGCCATCGGGAATAATATCGTCAATCGCTGCTCGTCGATCTGTAAACAGTGACACATACAACGCCGGGATTAACCAATGATCAGTTGCTAAATCTTGATCTTGTTGAGAAATGTCGAAATGACTGCCATTATGGATTATTTTTAAATCACGCCTAATATTTAAGCGTTCATTTATCGGAATAAGTGGAGATAATGGAATAACAAAGTCAGGAATAAAAACATCGTCAAAATAGACAGATATTGGATCAGGTATTGCACCTAATGAATCCATCATGCAATAGATTGCATAATCCGGATTATATACATATGCGCCGGAATATAATGTAACGCCATCAACCCGAATATAAACTTGACTAGAAGAAGCAAATTCTATTTCTATGAAATAACTTTGCCCAACCACGAATGCAGGAACCACTGATGGGGTAAAGTATCCCCCTCCAACATTAACCCTAAAACCAAACATGCCGCCAACAATAATTGCAGGTCCAGTGCCCTCAATCCCTTGATATGTGCCTACCGCATCGGTTGGCCTATAACAGCCAAACTCGGCAACAGTAAATGGATTTATTTGTGGATCAACATTGTTAACTACATTGGCTGATATAATATTCCCCGCGCTTGGCAAAACACGCGACGTAGATGTGATGCTGGAGCGTATTGCCAATTGCACGCCAGAACTAATTTCGACCCTTGAATTAACTTCGACGACCGATCCGGGTGAGTCATTCTCGAACACCATCCACTTGGCCAAGTCCAAATCATTATCATTAAAATCGTCATAAATCATTGGGCTATCCCGGTGTTGCCTGTGCCATTAGTTACACCGCCATGCGTATGCGTTGCGAAATCTATACCGCCTATACCTGCCGCTGCAGCCCCTACCGCGCCGCTTACCGACAGGTCTCCTCCGATTGACGCATCGCCAGATATATTAACTATCGGTGCAGTCAACGTGACGCTAGTCGAGGCTAATACAACCACCTCTGGCGCAATAACATCGACGCGACCAGATGCAGAAATATCGATTGATCCGTTGCGCTTTAGATGGATTTTATCCCCTTCGTCTGTATAGATGGCCACTTCCCCTTCAGCTAATCCTTTAAGTCTAAATCTGCGATCAAACGCACTGATAATAACAGTATGAGATCGATGCCCACCAACTGACGCGGCAACCACTTCAGCGCCGGGCTTAGGGCAGCTGGTAAATCCATAATTTTCGAGATGTTCGACCCCGTCTAAAATCTCATCACTTAACAGCTCAACTTGCATTGTTTGCAACAGTGTTTGTGTATCCACAATGTGGATCAATCCACGGGTAAATAACTGGCGGATACGGCGAGATAGTTGTTTAAATGTTGTCATTGCCATGCCTGTGTTTTTGCGGGTATAGGCATCACATCAAAAGCCACTTTTGGCATTACTGTGATTTCAGTCAATTCACCCTCTTCCGTTAATGAAAAAACAACTTTTGTTATTAACAGCCAATCATCAATACCTAACCAACTATCGATCACTTTTACTTTACGATTTATTGCCCATAATCCATTGCGATGTTGCCATCCGTTAACTTTATAAATTACGGGCCTTGAGCGTCCGTAATTAATGTTTCTTTGCCACGTGGCCCTGGCTTTTAACTGCGCTAAATCAGTTACATTTTCAACTTGGAAAACAGTGGGGCGATAACGTATATTTTCATCTTTAACGCTTTCCGAAATATGCGCAATTGACGTACCGCTTTTACTATCATCACCCCATGTTTGGCCGGTAAAATAATAGTGACTAAAACGACTTGTTATATCCCGTTTTGTGCTAGCGCTTAAAATGTTTTCGCCCAATGCTAATGCGGTGTTAATACGCTGGCTGCCTGCGCGAGTAATTACTAGATCACCTACTGAATTAGACTGCAATAAAACCGCTTGTGATCGAGCAATCAGCTCAAGAAATTCGAAGAGTGTTTGACCTTGTTCAAACACCACTCGCTTTATCGGTTTCCATCCACCAACATCATCAACAACATTGATATCAAATTGCCCCGACAACACCTGGCATAACTGCAAAAACGTTTGATTGTTAAATTGCACGCCCGCCATTTTTTTGGCCGGTATTGAACAGTCAATTAAATCGCTTATTTTTGATCGACCTTCAATGCTTACCGAATAGTTATTTTTGTCATAATCGATAGACAATACGTCAATATAGCCGGTTATTACCGGCTTACTATTAATCAAAATCTCACACGGCTCGCCCTCGATTATATTAGTACTGATGAGGTCGTTGCTTGCTAACTGAAGCTGAAAGTTGCTCGCTGCGCTTTGCATATCGTGCGTAATACGCATTGATAGCCAACCTGCGTAATTGTTGCCCGCTATTTTAAGTACCACGCTATTCATTTGTTTAGCACTTGTAATTTACCAGCAGGTAAAAATCCAGGGTGTTGAATGCTGTTTTTGTCGTTTATTTCTTGATCTCTATTAGCATCACCGTATAGCTTGTGCGCCAATACAATGGCAGGTAGGGTGCCGGGTAGCGTATAGTCAATTAAGCGCGGCAATTGCGCGGCGCGCTGGTGCAGATCAGTAGTAACAGACCCTCTTAGATCGATTAGTGCGTTGTATACCGCGTCATCGATGACCCCGCCATCTAGCTGATCTACTGCTGCAATATGCGCATTAATCGCACCAGTCATTTCGCCCGCAGTATTGAGCGCGTGATTTGTTGTTTTAAAGTTTATGGTTGCAACAACCGACCCCGCGCCGACCATTGCCGCACGCTGTATTAAACGATCCAGTGCCTGTAGATTTTTTACCTGCTGCTGTTGCCCTGGCGTGACCTGTGGTAGTGGCAATCTATTTAAACCGCTAAAAAACATATCTTTGTAAATATTAAGTGCATTGATAGGGTTTAATACTTGTCTCTTTATGCGCCCAATACTGCCCATAATTGCTGCACCCATATCTGCCGGTGCCCGGATCATTTCTGCAATAGGCCCGGTTACATTGCCAATGGCTTTTTCTACTTCTGCCAGTGCATTATTTAATTCGTCAGTAAGTGTATCTATTGCTTCTTGCGCTTGCCCTAGCACATTAAAACTCTCTCCGAAGTCGTCGATTGCTGCCGCTTGTACCTCGGAAACCGCTTTATCAATATCATCTTGCGTATTATTTGTTGTGGTTGGATAACGGATGTTGCCACTTTTTACAAATGTAATATCAAATACAGCCTTACCGCCCGACTTCGTGGACTCTCGCTTGCTCGCCTTTATTACATTTGCTTGAAATGTACCGTAAAAAGGATGGCGTAATTCGCCAGGGCCGGGGGTGGCTAATGCACTAATTAACTTATCGCGCTGCTCGTCGTAATTTTGACCAATTACAATAGCGGATACCGAATATTTAACAGCGCCTTTGCCATTGCTTTCAACGTATGGCTCGTCACGGTTTGGGTATTGATGCACGACGGTGCGCGGGGCAAAATCGTGACCGTCTGCGTCCACCCAAAACTCAACGCCACGAAATGACCCACGGGCTGTTAATCGATCACGCCAGCTCATGCTACAATCCGTTGATTAAATAAAGGTGTAACGTTATGCGACTTATATTTGTAGCCTTGGTTTTTATTGCACTTGCTGCATGGGTTAATAACCGCCCCACGTACAACCCAACGATACAAGCCGCTGAAACAGCACTGTTTAAATCCTGCCCCGATTTGATCCGATATAGTAGCGACTTTGACAGCAGCACCGCGACAATTGAAAACGACCAAGACCACTGGAAGTGGGTCGCCCGCGATCATGGCTGGACAGAGTGGGTAATGTTTACTTTTGTGGTTAGCGAGCAGCCAGTTGTAATACCTGAAAATTATTACGCACAGGGCCATCACTTGCGCTATTACGTAGGCATTAAAAACAACCCAGGCATTGACGTGAGCAAAAAAACAGCCGGCCAGTTTTGCAAAAGAGGGCGCTTTGATGGGTTTATTGCTCATAATTAGTTATCACCCAACAGTTGACCGGTATCAACTTCAATGGCCACCTGGCTATTGGTTGATGCCAGCTCTTTAACATTAATTCGTTGGTCTGTTATTTCTAACTTTATTGTGCCGTTCACTTCTGGCGCTGGGTTTAAAGTGCTGTTTAACGCGCTTTTTGCCTCTTCGTTGCCGAGCTTGGCCAATAGGGTTGCAATGGCACCACCTACATTATTGCTAAATTCAGTACCCTGAATGAAATTTTTGTTTAAAAGCGAACCCACCCCGTAACCGGCTAATCCTGCGGCACCGGCATATGACCCGGCGGCAGCTATTGCCCCAACCCCCATCATTTTTATGGTCGCCATATCTGGCATTGCTTTTAACAGATTCCAGCGCCCTGGGTTGCGGCTAGGTTTGCGCCCAGCGGGCGTTAAATTGCCTATGCCACCCGCAATACCGCCGGCGGGCATGTTAACAACATACACCGGCGTGACTCCCGCCACTTCCTCCAAGGCTTTGCCTTTTGCCACTCCAGCACTTAAGTTGCCCATTTTTTTTAGCAGCAGCCCCCCGCCTTTTGCGCCCGCTAATAGCGCAGCCGCGCCAACAGCCGCGCCTGCGATCATCTCTTTCCCTCCGAGCCCTTTTTCGTCCATTAAATATTTAATGGCATTGGAGACGGCATCGTTAATTGGCTGTGCAAAATCGTCAGCAGCTTCACCTAGCGCCGCTTTTAGCCTGGCGGCTTGGTCAATTGAGTTATTAAGCGCGTCGGTTAGATCGGCGGCAATCACTCCACTCGATTTATAGATTGTTTGGCTCATTACCTTTGCCTGGTTAATCGCATCGCCTGATAGCAGCAGTCGCAACCCTTTAATCGTGTCCAGGTCAGTTTGGCCAAACGCCTCACTGATTGCTTTGTCCCGATCTATATCTGTTTTTAACGTTTTATATTTTGCCGCAATATCGTCCAGCACATTAAACGCGGCGCGGCGTTCACCCGCTTCGTTATAAAAACTGATGCCGGTCACTTTTTGTGCATTATCTAAATATTTTTGATTAGTGAAGAGTCGCAACGTTGAGTCGACCAATGTGGCCAGGCGCTCTGGGTTTTTTTCAATCAACGAC